AAAAGGCGATGAAATTGACGGACCAGATGGCGACAAAATTACACTAGAAAAAGATAAAAAAATTCCATTAGGCGAATTTATCCTAAGTTATTTTGACAGAGAAAATGGTCAATTTCCAAAAGGCCCGACAGCCGTGCTTACTATGGTAGAAAAAGAATACGGAGAACGTTTTGTAAGGCCAGCACAAGAGTTCATAGAACGCATCGACGCAAAGGTCGCAGAAGTAATGGGATATAAGGATACAGATATGGAAGAAAGTAAAATAGGAAGAGCTATTGATACTGCAAGAGATTATTGGGGATCAGTAAGAGGAAAAAATCCAGATCATAGAAAACCAGGCTCAGGTGCAGCACACGGCTATATGTCATACATATATGATTTTGATGATGCAACAGCAGTAATAAATGCATTAGAAACAAATATGATGAAAGCTGCACGAGGTAGTGATAATGATAAAACATCATTTATGAGAGATTATATAAACAATACTTGGAACTTAGGCGAATACTTGAGAGCTGCAACAAATGATTTTACTGATCCACGTACACCTGCAAACTTAAAAGCTGAACTAGATAAAATGTTTAAGATTAGAGGCAGATACAAAGGTGCTACTGAAGGCGGTAAGACAATCGCAGATGCAACACCAGATGAAGCAGCTAAACCATTAGCACGTATCGAAATGTTAATTGATATGATGAAAGATGCTGGTGGTAAATCTGGTCACGTTGGTACAATGACAGATGATATAGATACAACTGGCATTGATCGTATTAAAAATCTAGCAGGTATGTAAAATGCGTTTTGCTGAAATACAAGAAAATCAGCAGTTAAACGAATTCTTTCCTGCTTTGATACCAGCATTGGGTATGTTGATTAAAGGTGGGTTAGCTGCTTGGACAGCATACGAAATATATCAAATATACAAAGAACTTAGAAGTGTGTATAAAGCCTATAAAGATGGTTGGATAGAAATAGATGAGCTTATGCAAAGATTTGGTGAAAAAGCAGTTAGAGCAGTAGCAGAATTTATTGCAATACTAGTAGGCATGAAAGTTGTTATATCTGGAAGCAAAATTGCTTTTAAAGGTGTTAAAAAAGCATTTCCAAATTTATCGTTTAGAAAATTTAAAAAAGCGTGGAATGACTACAAGGCAACAGCGTAAGTATCTGAAAAATAAATAAAAAACTTGTTGACAAGATAAATAATATTGTGTAGTATTATAAACATGTGCTACACATTAAAGGCACATAGAACATAGGCAATATAAGGAGGCATAACTATGGCATCATTAGCAGAAATTAGAGCAAAGCTCAAAGAACAAGAAAATCGTACAAGCGGCAATACTAGCGGCGGTGGCGATAACGCAATTTACCCATTTTGGAATATGAAAGAAGGCGAGCAAGCAACGCTACGCTTTTTGCCTGATGGCGACGATTCAAACACTTTCTTCTTGAAAGAGCGTTTGATGATTAAACTTCCATTTGCTGGTGTAAAAGGCGAAACTGATTCACGTCCAGTACAAGTACAAGTTCCATGTATGGAAATGTATGGTGAATCTTGCCCAATCCTACAAGAGGTGCGTGGTTGGTTCAAAGATCCAAGTCTTGAAGACATGGGTCGTAAGTATTGGAAAAAGCGTTCTTACATCTTCCAAGGTTTTGTTGTAGATGATCCATTAAAAGAAGATGCGCAGCCAGAGAATCCTATTCGTAGATTCATCATTGGTCCACAAATCTTCCAACTAATTAAAGCAGCACTAATGGATCCAGATATGGAAGAACTACCAACAGATTATACTGCTGGTGTAGACTTCCGTCTTGCAAAAGGCTCAAAAGGTGGTTATGCTGATTACGGCGCAAGTAATTGGGCACGTAGAGAGCGTCCACTAGGTGATGCAGAGATGTCGGCAGTTAACACACACGGTTTGTTTAACTTGAATGATTTCCTTCCTAAAAAGCCAACTGAAGTAGAACTTAAAGTTCTTACTGAAATGTTTGAAGCAAGTGTAGATGGAGAAGCATATGATCCAGAACGTTGGAGCAATTACTTCCGTCCGGCAGGTATGGCAGCACGTACTGGTGATCCAAACACACAGAACAATACTCCAACACCGGCTCCACAACCAGCAGCAGCACCAGTACAAGAAACTGTAACTGACACTGGTTGGCAAGATCCGACACCTGCTCCAGCAGCACAACCTGAACCTACTCCTGCTCCAGCAGCAGAAGCAGCACCAGCAGACAATGGTGGTGGCGCTCAAGACATTCTTGCAATGATCCGAGCACGTCAAGGTCAGTAAAAACAATACTGTAGGCTTGTTTTTTAACAAACAAGTCTACAGACTTTACGCTTTTTAGAATAGGAGATATATATGGCTACTAAGGCATTCGATCCTACTAAGTTTCGAAACTCATTAACAAAATCTATTAAAGGTATGAGTGCAGGCTTTAATGATCCACAAGATTGGATCAGTACAGGTAACTATGCACTAAATTATCTACTAAGTGGTGATTTCCGTAAAGGTATTCCACTAGGTAAAGTAAGCGTGTTTGCAGGCGAATCAGGTGCAGGCAAGTCTTACATTGTGTCTGGCAACATTGTAAAGTCAGCACAAGAACAAGGTATCTTTGTTGTACTAATTGACAGTGAAAATGCACTAGATCAAACTTGGCTAGAAGCATTAGGTGTTGATTGTGATGACAGCAAACTACTCAAACTAAACATGGCAATGATTGATGACGTTGCGAAAACTATTTCAACATTTATGGATGACTATCGCTCAATGAACGAAGAAGATCGTCCTAAGGTGTTGTTTGTAGTAGATTCGCTAGGTATGCTTATGTCGCCAACTGAAGTTAATCAGTTTGAAGCAGGTGATATGAAAGGTGACATGGGTCGTAAGGCTAAAGCACTGAAAGCACTTGTTACCAACTGTGTGAATATGTTTGGCAGTTACAATGTAGGTATGTGTGTTACTAACCACACTTACGCATCGCAGGATATGTTCGATCCAGATGATAAGATTAGTGGCGGCAGCGGCTTTGTTTATGCAAGTTCAATGGTTGTAGCAATGAAAAAACTAAAACTAAAAGAAGATGCAGACGGCAACAAAACTTCACAAGTGCATGGTATTAGAGCAGCGTGTAAAGTTATGAAAACACGTTATGCAAAACCTTTTGAAGCAGTGCAAGTGAAGATTCCATACGAAACAGGTATGGATCCATATTCAGGCATGTTTGATTTGTTAGAAGCAAAAGGCTTGCTTGAAAAACAAGGCAATCGCTACAAGTATACTGATAGCGAAGGAAATGAAACACTAGAATATCGTAAGAACTGGACAGGTGAACTACTCGAAATGATCATGGCCGATTTACCGGCAAAAGAGCAACAAATGGTAAATATCGACAACACAGTCGAAGAAACTGTGATTGATCATAACGAGGAGTTTGCTGAAGAATGAACGACGAGTTCTTTGCCGATATATGGATGTTATTCAAAGAATATTTCGACAAGAAACATATTGAATTAGCAGCAGAAAAATTTGTTGACACACTTATCGATTACGGAGTTGATGATACACGTTTACAAGATTTGCTAGGTACTGATAAGCACCTAGATGCTGCTATTCAATATTACTTGGAACTGGATAACGACTATAACGACGAATGGGATGACTAATGGGATGGTACAGCAAGGTAAGCCGCGATATAAGCGAAATACCAGCAGCTATACAATTTTTTGAGACAGAACTATTACAAGCTAAACAAGAATGTAAATTACATGGCAATGTTGAAAAACAAGCAAGTATGATGCCTGGTATAGTTGAACATAGATTTAACCAGTTACAAGAAATTGAAGCAATACTTGAATACTTAAATATTGAACTACGTAGATTACGTAGTTCATTTTTCAAAAAATATTTAGAAAACTATCAACGAGCTCTGTCGAGCCGTGACGTTGAAAAATACGTTGACGGTGAGGCAGACGTTGTTGACTATGAAAAGATTATCAACGAGTTTGCATTGTTACGCAACAAGTGGCTAGGAGTCTTAAAGGCATTGGACCAGAAGCAATGGCAGATAACTAATATAGTAAAGCTAAGGGTTGCTGGAATGGAAGATGCTACGTTATGAAAAAAGTTTTTGAGTATTGGATGCCAG